GTATTTTGAATATCTTCTAATGATTTCTTTCCAAAATATTTTTCAACATTTTTAATATTTTCTGCTTCACGACCTTTAGCTACAAGACCTTTAACATTTTTAGAGCTATCAAATATGTTTTTAGCTCCTGTTTTAATATCTTTATAAGTTTGAAGTTTATTAGCTGATTTTCCCACAATATTTCTTGCTTCTGATAAATCGTAACCATTATCTACTAATGCTTGTATTTTTCTAGCAGTTTTATTATCCATAGCACCTAGTGCTTTTTCTATTCCTGAATCAGCTATTTTAGCCCCGCCTTTTAGGGCTTTACCTGCAAGTCTAAAGACACCCTCACTTGGTGAAATTAAACGAGTAGTAGTTTTAGCAGCTTGAGTTATTTGATCAGCTGCATCAGCTAATTTAGCACCCTTACTTAGTGTTTCACTTAAATTACTAGCTGTTTTAACACCTTTTAATGTATCTGATACTTTATCTATGCTTTTAAGATCACCTGCTAATCTTGCAACCTTTCCAGCTGTTCCTGCTGCTTTTACAGGTATTAAAGGTATATCCATAGGGTCAGCAAAAACATCTAAACCAAACCCCAAAACATCTGATAAATCAAGTTTACCTTCTCTATCAGACATACCTGCATTGACTAAAAGATTTTTACCTGATACTTCTTTATCTCCTTTAAAACCTTGCCAAGCAGCTGATCCTACATCTTCACCTTTTTGATAAGCATCTATTGCATTAAATAGAGCTTGTTGAGGTCTATTTAGTAATTCAAAAACATCAAATAAAACATTTTGGTCTTGTTTTAATCCAAGAAACTTCTCTACAGCATTTCTTTTATCTGTAGGATCTTCTGCACCAATACTTCCTAGTCTTGTCTTATAATTTCCTATTTGTTTTTGCATATTATTTGAAGAAGAGGAGCCTCTTACAGTGGCTCTTCTATCACCTTTTTTATTTAATTGTGATAAAGCCATTTTCAACCTCCTTATTTCTTTTTCTTTTTCGTAGTTGTATTTAAACTTGATATAAGTGCATTACCTTGATTTATAGCATTTCTTAATGAGTTTGCACTTGTATTTTTACTAATAGCATTTGATACAGCATCTGCATAAGCAGATCCTAAAATTGTTTTAGCTTGATTTAGATTATTAGCTTTTCCATATGCACTACTATATGCATTATTTATAGCATTAAGTGCGTCTTTTTCTGATAATCCACCATATGTTGCTAATTCTGCATTAAATGAATTTAATAAACCTGCTAAACCTGCATCAAAATCAGATGTACCCCCACTACTATAACCACCTGATCCTCCTCTACCTAATAAAGAATTAATAGTATTAGCATAATCCCTTTCAACTTCATATATTGCTTGAGCTTTCTGTTGAGCTAAATTACTATCTATACTATTTAAAGCATTATCTAAAGTAGTTTGAGCTTTTTGTAGGTTAGAATTTGTATCATCTTCTCTTTGTTGTAATGCTAATCTTAAAGCATCCATAGCTTGTTGATTACTTTGTGCTGCATCACTTATATCTTCACCTTGAGCTAATAAAGTTTGTAGCTGAGCTAGTTGTTGTAAACCACTACCTCCTAAACCTCTTGCAGATGCAGCTATACGATTTTGTCTATTAGCTTGTTCTCTAGCTGCTTCTAAACTAGATTGTTCAGATAGATAACTTGATTTTTGATTAGCAACATCTTTAGCATTTTGTTCTTGAAATCTTTTTAATGAAGTAAGTAAGTCATTTCTTGTAGTGTCATAAGAACTTTGAGCTGTTTTTCTAGCAGATTCAGCCTGTTGATCATATGCTGATAAAAGTCCTGATATATCAGGTTTTACTACAGAGCTTGCACCATATCCTCCACCATAGCCACCAGATCCTCCAGAACCTCCATATGATTCAGAATAGTCACCATAATCTCCCATTATATCTGCCAAAGATCCTGTGTATTGAGTTTCTGTAACTGTTTTAGCTTTTTTCTTTTTATCTTCAACTTTTTTATAGTTAGTGCTAGCTTTACTTTGGTTAAATGGTTGTAAAAAACCTTGAAAAGCTTCTTTTACAGCTGTTAATGGACTTCTTCCTTTTGTTACAAATAGTGCCATAATTATACCTCCCTTTAAGTATTATTATTCAATTGTATTATAGCATAAAGTAATTTATTAGTAAATATAAAACAAAAAGAAAGTAGATGAGGCTAATATCTACTTTCCTACCTGAATTGTATATTACTATACATATATCATTTTACTCTAAATTTTTGAATAAGTCAATATTACTTAGCAACCAACCAGGCACACCACATTTCTCTCCCCCTACAATCAAAAATATCATATATCACGCCATTTACTATAACTGTAATATGACCTGGCATGGTTACTAAATAAGTACCTCTTGGATATTCTTCAGCAAATTCTCCAACTGTTTTTGAATAATGAGCCACCCTATGATATGTATTATCTAAATAATCTTCTACAAACCTTGCATCATCAAGTAAAGTACCCTCCATTTGAGCAAGATCACTTAGTTTGTCATAGGCTTCATCCCAAGTAATATGTTCAGCTGTTGCTATTGCACGCACAACACAATCATTCACAAAGTTTCCTTGCGAATTTTTATTATAAAACTTATACATTACATCTCATTTATTTTCTTAACATAGTCATGTATTAATGTTAGTTCTTCTTGTGATTTAGCATCAGCTTTTAACATTCTAAAGAAGTCTACACCATCTTCAAGCATATGTCTTAAACTCTTCATAGAATCTTCTTTAGCGCCATAGTTTCCACCTGCATTATAGGCTTCTCTACTTGCTGAGTAGGCTCTATAGTTACCATGCATAGCTTCTAAAGCACCTTCACCACGATATTTAGCATCTACACCACGTCTACCATAGCTGTCACCATAAGCATCTCTGCCATAGTTTCCATAATTACCATATTCGCCATAATTTCCATAATTTCCTTGCATACATTCTACCTCCTTTATATCTTTGTATATATCTACAAGTTCACCTAAATTTTTTAAATTATTACCATTTATACCAGCATCAAGTATTTCTTTCATAGATTTTTCAGTTTCTTCAATTATTCTATTATGCATACTCTATTTCCTTTCTTCTAAAAGTTTGATTATCTTTTCATTTTGTTCAATAATCTTTTTAAGATATTTTTCATCTTGAGTCTGTAGTTCTTGCATTAAATCAGTATTGTTGTAGTCTTGAAACAATATTTGTAAACTTAATGCTTGCAAAACTAAAGATAAATTATCCACTGGATTTTTCATTATCTACCAGTCCATCTAGCAATATTAAATGTAGCATTTGTTATAGTTGCTTGTGTAGTTGCTATACCTGTTCCAGGTGCACTTGGTGTAATAACACTTCCAACACTTTGTACTGATAAATTTGTTGTTCCACGAGGGCATACTCTTAATTTCTTATTAAATGAAACTGTTTCATAATCATCAGCTGCTGCAATAGTGACAGCCCTAATCGTGTCTGGAATTAAAATTCCGTCCTCGAAAAGACCAACGGCCACTACACCTGGTTCAGCAGCACTAACAGAAGCACTAAAATTAATATCATAATATCCATTATATCCATTACCAAATATTTTAAATATTGGTGTTCCTTCTTGGTAATCTAACCAACCTCCGTTGGAGCAATACGCACATCTACTTCTAATAGATGTTTCATCAAATGTTATTGGGCTGGCATTACTTGGCAGTATAAGTGGTTTATTAATAATTGTTTCAATCATAAATTATTCTCCTTTCCTAAATTACAAAAAATCCAATTTTATTGTTATTTTTTGCAAAAATAATGCAAAAATGCACAATATTTTACTAATTTTTGTGATTTTTTCACAAATTTGCACAATATAAAACGAATTTAATGCATTTTTCGTTTTATAAATAAAAGAACAGGTCTTGCCTGTTCTCTATCACTTTCCTGATGTCAGGAAGGTGTTTTAGCAAGTTCTCGTAATCGAGCTAGTTGTATTCAACTCATGCTTAAATTAATCCGTTATATCCGTTGCATCCACAACCATTGTTGTTGCAAGTAAATATAGGTGTACGTCCATATACTGGTGTACTAGGCACTGGACATGAAGATAATCTGTTGTACAATGCGTCTACTTCATTTGCAAAACCTTGAGCAATAAATGCATTTTGTGCTGTTTGACTAGCTTGTAAGTCTTTCATTGATATTTCTCTTTGTAAGTCAGCAATACGATCATTTTTAGCATCTACTTGAGCCTTAACACCATCTAATTCTAACTGACAAAGTTTATCCAATATAGCCTGACTATTTCTATTTGCACTTTCAATTATGTCTCTTGTGTTTTGAGCAGCTTCATATCTGTCAGCACAGTTTTCACTTAGAATAGTGCTATTTAGGTTAGCTATACCTAGTCTGTTTTCGCAGCAGCAGTTTGCTAATTGGCTTCCTAAACTATTGAATGATTGCAAAGTAGCAATTTGGTTATTGAAGTTTTGGTTCATATCAGCAATTTGTCTTGCATTAGCAGAAATTTCAGCTCCTGCAAAACCATTATTTACTGCTTGAACAACATCAGCAGTGCTTCCACATACTTGAGTAGATAAGTTACCTATACCATCTCTAATACCTTCAATTTGATTACTTAAATGTAATGTATCAAATCCATTATTAGTATTAGTGTTGATACCTTGTTGACCATTAGCTATCCAAGGATACATGAAATCCATACCAGCTCCAAAGCCACCAAAACCACCACCGAAACCACCCCATCCACCATTACCAAATAGTAATGCTAAGATGATTAATCCTATCCAATCATTTCCAAAACCACCATTACCAAAACCACCGTTTCCTGTCATAATAGGGTAAGGATAGAATCCATTTCCGTTTGTAGTTGCTAATTCAACAGTTGGAGTTATTCCACTACTTCCATTCATAACTTTAGGTCCTCCTTTCTTTTAATCTATATCCACACTATTTAGTGTTGATACCAAGTTGGTTTAATTTATCATCTGTATAACCAAAGTTATTTGCAAATTTCCTAAACTTTTGCATTTGTTCAGGAGTATATTCTTTTGTTATACTATTAAAATATTCTTGAGGATTTCCATTATTATTCATTAGTTGTTGCACTTTCTTGAAGGCTTGAGGATTCCTTATTTGTAGTTGACTCATCAACATTTGCACTGGATTCATATTTCTTCATTCCTTTCTTTAACTCTTCTATTTGAGCTTGTAAGTATTCTATTTGAAGATCCTTATTATCTTTTGGTATTATTTCATTTAATTCATAAGTTTTTATTTCCCCTTTTGTATTTTTAATCCATACAACACTCATATCTTTGCTAAAATATGGTGTATCACCTATTACCATATCTCTTTGCACTTCATCTAAAGAAGCTGCATACTTAATAACATCTCTATTAGTTGGTGCTAATTGAAAGTTTTGTGTTAAATTAGTAGGCTGAGGCTGTTGCATTTGTGCCTTTATTTTTTCTAAATTATTTATTTGCTCATTTAGCTTGTCTATATTTGTTTGTGGGTTATAAAGATTCATATAAGGATTGTTATACATTTTATTCCTCCTAAACTAAAAGAAGAAGTAAAAACTTAGAACGAATATTCTTTCTCTTTTTAGTAGCTTCATCTGTCTGCATTTTACTTCTCCTTTCAATTATATTTTCCCATAATAAAAAAGACCTAGTGTTTCCACTAAGTCTTTATTAGAGCTCATTTAGGTGTCTTGATATAATTTTTAATATTTTTTCTTTATGTCTTTTCATATAACTAAGTGATTTTGGTTTTTCATTTTCTTTTACAAGCTCTTCAGCAATGTCTATAAGACATATACCATCTAAATAATATCTTATAGCAATATATCTATCATCTTCATCTTTTATATATTCATCAATTAAATGCTCCCATTTACTTCTAGGCAAGTCTAGTAAGTGCTCAGGTAATTTAACTCTTGCTCTTGACATTTCTATTTTTCCTTTTTATGTGCTCGTTATAAGCAAATTGAAATACAGCTTTTAATGTATTAGGATCTTTTGTAGCTTTTGTTTTTCTAATGGCAACACCTTTAGCACTACCATCTTTCTTAGTTATTAGTTTTAATCGTTGACTCATTTATAACATCTCCTTGAGTACCATTATTTAAGTTATTTATACCGTTGCCATTTTGGTCATAACCTACAAAATCATGAGCATTTATAAACTTTACAAACATAACTATTGCTATACCTAATACTATAATGAGAGCTAAAATAATACCTAAAAGACCTTTTATAATATTAGTTTTATGTTTCATTTCATTTTCATAAATAATTAAAGGTACTGATTTAGATTTATTTTCCTGATCGTTCATTTTCTTCCTCCATTAATATTATATTTCCTTTTAAATAATTACTGTGTATAGATTCTAACATAGCATCTAAATGACCATTTACTTTTCCAGGATATTTCTCTTGATACGTTCTATATTTAGCCTCTAATTCGAAACATCTTCTATATTGGTTATCATCAAGCCCACTATTGAGTAATAAGGCATGATAATTAGTTATTCTTTGTTTTATATTAGAAATATCAACAAAATCCTGATTTGTTTCTATTTTATCAACTTTATCTGATAACTTATTTACTTCTTTTTTAATATCTTGATTTAATAATTTACCAAACTGTTTAAGAATACATCTAATAGGATTTATTTTTATAGGAGTTATTTCAATACCTACTAACCCTAAAATGCCTATTAAAGCACCCCATTCATTAATAAACTTCATAATCATTATTCAGTTCCTCCTCTTAATTTTCTTCTACCCATACTAAAGTTCCGTTTACATACTTTAACACATAAATTTTAGTAGTGTCTAAAGGTAATGATGGTACTTCAACGAGTCTAATGTTTGCTTCTTCACCATCAAAAACAGATCTACCATTTACTTTCACATCTTGAACTGATTTTAATTCAAAATGTTGTGCATTTTTATCTTTTTTTAATTTAATTATTGCCATTTTTACCTCCTTTTAAGAGAGCCATTGATTATGGTTCAATGGCTTAAAACCTTTATTATTCATTGTTAGAGCTTGGTTTATAACCTAAATTAGCTTGGAATGAATATTTATTACTTGTGCTCCAATCTTTATTTTGTCCTACATAACTATAAAATCTACCAGCACTAGCTCCTGAAGTATAAGCAGGTGTCCCATTTGAAGCATTTTGAACAAAGAAACATAAATAATCATCACTTGCTAATGTAATTTCGTCTATCGCAACAGTTACAACATTACCATTCATATTTGAACTATCCCAATTAATGTTTTGAATATTTGAAAAGTTAGTTTTTTCATTATATTTAGAAGTACAAATATTTAATGTTCCACTTGTTTTACCTGAAGCTGCTGAGAATGATATTCTGTTAATAGGTACTCCATAAGCAGCCTGATAATCATCAGGATGCAAAGCCCAACCTCTTGAAGAATCTTGAAAACCACTTCTACCATTTTGCGTGAAATTTGTATACCATGTTATTCCTGCTTCTGTAGTTACAGTAATCACAATATTTCCAGTTACACTAGCTATATTTATCGTTCCATTATTATAAGCTGTAGATGTTATATCAGTTCCACCCATTGTTACTGTTACTGTACTTAATTCATATCCACTATCAGCACTTATTGTTCCTGTATAGCTTGAGCCTTCAATTGCACTTGTATCACTATTGCTATTTGTAGCATGAGATAAAGTATTTGATACTGTATAAGTTATAGCATTACCAGTTGCAGTTATTACTAAATTACCTGTTACACTAGCTATACTTATTACTCCATTATTATAAGCAGTTGAAGTAATATCTGTATCTCCCATAGTTACTGTTACAGTTCCCATTGTATAATGAGTTGCCGGTGATAATGTTGCACTATAAGAAGCATTTTCTATAACAGATGCAGTGTTGTTACTTGTTGTAACATTTGTTAAGTTATTAGTTACTGAATATGAAGCCTGAGCTGTTGCAGTTGCTGTTATAACTAAGTTGCCAGTTACATTCACAATAGTAATAGTACCATTGCTATAAGCTGTAGATGTTATATCAGTTCCACCCATTGTTACTGTTACAGATTGTAAGTTATATGTGCTTTCTGCAGTTAATGTAGCAATATATGAAGCATTTTCAGCTATAGTTGTAGCATTATTATTAGTTGTTACGTGAGTTAAATTATTTGTTATTGTATAGTCTGCTGTTGGTGTAGGTGTAGGTGATCCTCCGTGAACCGATACTCCAAAGTCATCATATAGTTTAGCAGCAGCCTTATCAGCTAATAAAGTCATTCCATCTGGAGTTGGGTGTAATCCATCTTCCATATAAGTTGTTATATTTCCCCAAGTTATTCCACATTTAGCAAATTCAATTACTTCTACTCCAAAGTTATTAGCTAACATTCTAATACAATCATTATAATCTGCTATTGAAACCCCATCTCTATTTATACTAGGGAAAGCTCCGTCAGCATCATAATTGTATGTTGCTTTGCCATTTGTTTGAGGCAAAGTACAACAATATATTTTAGCATTTGGATATGATGTTTGAATTTTACCAATCATACAACCATAAGCCTCAGAGAATGTTTTTAGCTCTCCACTAGGCAATGCTGCTTCTCCAGTATAGTCTCCTACTGGTACAAATGCACCATTTACAAAACTTCCACCATACTGAGTTTTATTTTTATTATAAGTTGCTCCCCAATCGTTTATTCCTATATAACAAATTATTATATCTGGAGTGCCATTTAATCCTAATTGAGAAATACGTTTATCAGAACAAGCTGCATAAGCATTAGTTGTTGATGTTGATAACCCTGAACAAGTTGAACCATCCCATGCACAGTTTTGTCCTATTACCATTCCAGTTTTATTTAATAGTTTCTTCCACCATGTTTGTTCTACATTAGTAATAGCTCCTCTTGGATATCTTGTAGCATTTCCTGATGGTAACCATCCTGAATATGTTGTTATGCTATCACCTATCAATGATAATTTTTTACCAACTAAATTACTATCAAGAACAACATCTGCAATTTCTCCATTTAATTTTGCTTGGACATCACTTGATAAATCACTTTCTGGTATACCACTATTTGGTTTAGAATATTTGCCTGCATTAACTTCATTTACAGCTGCAACTAAAGTGTTTTTTGCTGTTGTTGTTAAGTTTGCTACATCACCAATAGAATTAAAATAAGAATCATATTGGCTTGCATCTATATCTTGTGATGTTAAAGTATTATTTGATATTCTATATCTAACTCCTCTATGAGTCATATTGTATTCTGTTACTTTTACAAAGGTAAAAACATAATCTGAACTATCTTTAGTATAATAAAATAAAGGGAAGATACCTCTGCTTAAATAAAAATCAGAATTTGTTGATACTAAATAAACAGGTCTTATTATACATCCATTTTCTGGGTCCAATGCTTTTTTAAATTTTTTAATCATTGTTGCATCAGAATCCGAAGTATAAACTATAATATTATCTTCAGAACGTGTATTACCCTCATAGATAGCACTAGAATATGGGTCTTGTGTAGTTAAATCAAATATAAGAGCAACTGTACCAATATGAACATCATATGGAACCTGAATTTCCATAGGTAATGTTTTATATATTAATTTAGTTTTTGTGTTGTACCTTCACTTGATG